ATCCGACGGAGAAAAAACTTATCAATAAATATTCTTTGATTCAAAATGGTGAGAAGATTAAGTTCTGCTATTTGAAAGTTCCAAATACGATACATGAAAATGTATTTTCTTTTATCCAGGAATTTCCCAAAGAGTTAGACTTGAATAGATACGTTGATTATGAACTTCAATTCAGTAAATCATTTGTGGATCCTTTAAAAGTAATCCTAGATGCTATTGGGTGGAACGTAGAAAAAACCGTAAGTCTGGAGGACTTTTTTTCATGAAAGATCAGTATACTATTGATGATGGTGAAGGAAAACATGACAAGTGGAATAGGGGGCTAGATCTTTTTATTGAGTCTGTTTTAAAACCAGATCCTTCATTAAGACAATGTGCTCATAACCAAAGATGTTTCCATGAGCTTATGGATGTTCGTAAAGATGTGCTAGAATACTTGAAAACAAAACGTTGGAACTAACTTATGGATTTTTTGAAGGAAATTGTAAAAGAGATTGGAGATGACTTTACCAAACTGGCAGCAGACATTGACGAAAGTGAAACATACGTTGACACTGGTTCGTTCATCTTTAATGCTCTTGTATCTGGGTCTATCCGTGGGGGTGTATCTGGTAACAAAATCACTGCAATTGCTGGTGAAAGTTCTACAGGAAAAACTTTCTTCTCTCTCGCAGTGGTTAAGAATTTTCTGGATTCTAATCCTGATGGATACTGCTTGTATTTTGATACTGAGGCAGCTGTCAATAAGTCACTCTTAGCGAGTCGTGGTATTGACTTAGAGCGATTGGTTGTTATTAATGTTGTCACCATAGAACAGTTTAGACAGAAGGCACTACAGGCAGTTGACATATACCAAAAGAAACCTGAAGAAGACCGCAAACCCTGCATGTTTGTGCTAGACTCTTTGGGGATGCTTTCCACAGAGAAGGAGATTCGTGATGCTTTAGACGATAAGCAAGTCAGGGATATGACCAAATCCCAACTTGTCAAGGGAGCATTCCGTATGCTTACACTCAAACTTGGTCAGGCTAACATTCCACTAATCGTCACCAACCATACCTACGATGTCATCGGATCATACGTTCCCACCAAAGAAATGGGCGGAGGCAGCGGTCTCAAATATGCAGCGTCTACGATCATTTATCTCAGCAAAAAGAAAGAAAAGGATGGAACAGAAGTCATTGGAAACCTTATTAAAGCTAAGACAGCAAAGTCGCGTCTAAGTAAGGAGAACAAGGATGTTACGGTGCGTTTGTATTACGATGAGCGTGGTCTTGATCGATATTTTGGTCTTCTTGAACTCGGTGAGATTGGCGGACTTTGGAAAAATGTAGCAGGTCGCTATGAAATTGATGGTAAGAAAGTCTATGCCAAGGCAATCTATAAAGATCCTGAAGCATACTTTACTCCTGAAGTGATGGAAAAGTTGGATGCAATTGCAAAAGAGGAATTTAGTTACGGATCTTGATGGAACAAATTGAAGTTACAATCCTAAGAAACCTTATTCATAATGAAGACTATGCGCGAAAAGTAATACCATTTTTACAACCTGAATACTTTGAGGATAATATCAAGAAAACTATCTTTCTTGAAACCTCAGAGTTTATTGTAAAATACGATTCGCTTATTACTCTTGAAGCCCTTGAGATTGAGATTTCAAACCGATCTGATTTAAATGGTCAAGATCTTCAAGAAGTAAAAAGGCAAATTGTAGACTTAGAAGATAAGTCAGTAGATGAAAAATGGTTGGTTGACTCTACTGAAAAATGGTGTCGTGATCGTGCTATCTATCTTGCACTCATGGAATCAATTCATATTGCAGATGGCAATGATGAAAAGAAAAATCGTGATGCAATTCCTAGCATTCTAAGTAATGCACTCGCAGTTTCATTTGATAATCACATTGGTCATGACTACTTACAAGACTTCGAAGAAAGGTTTGACTCCTATCATCGCAAGGAAGATCGCATTCCGTTTGATCTTGAATATTTTAACAGGATTACGAAAGGTGGTTTGGTTAACAAGAGTCTTAATATCGCTCTTGCTGGCACAGGTGTCGGAAAGTCTCTTTTTATGTGCCATATGGCTTCATCATCACTCCTCGCAGGATATAACGTCTTGTATATCACTATGGAGATGGCAGAAGAAAAAATTGCTGAGAGAATTGATGCAAATCTTTTGAACATAAACATTCAAGAGATCGCTGATCTTCCCAAACCAATGTTTGATACAAAGATCAACACTCTAACTCAAAAAACTCAAGGTAGTCTTATAATTAAAGAGTATCCAACTGCCGCCGCTCATAGTGGACATTTTAAGGCACTACTTAATGAACTTGCACTTAAGAAATCATTTAGACCTGATATTATTTTCATTGATTACCTTAATATATGTGCTTCATCCCGTTATCGCGGAAATGGCAATGTCAATTCATATTCGTATATTAAGTCTATTGCAGAAGAACTTAGAGGATTGGCTGTTGAAGCAAACGTCCCTATCGTTTCTGCCACGCAGACCACTCGTTCTGGTTATGGTAGCTCTGACGTTGACATTACTGACACTAGTGAGTCCTTTGGTCTCCCTGCTACTGCTGATCTTATGTTTGCCCTTATTAGCACAGATGAGTTGGCAGAACTCGGACAAATTATGGTGAAACAACTTAAGAATCGCTATAATGATGTTTCGATATCTAAACGTTTTATTCTTGGAATTGATCGAGCCAAGATGCGTTTGTATGACTGTGAGCAGAGTGAGCAAAATATTATTGGTGGTGATCTAGATCGTGATAAGGACGAAGCATCCACTAATGAAAGTAAATTTGGAGGTCTTGATTTCTCATGATTTTTGATATCAGTCCCGAAATGGATTTGTCTGTGGAAAAATTCCATGACTCTAAAATTTTCACCATAGATAATTTTTATAGTTATCCAGAAGAAGTTGTTGAATTAATTCAAGATCTTCCAAAAAGATTGCATAAAATTGAATCCAAACCAACTCAAAATGGTGTTCATTTTGAAGATTATCGGGACATTGTTTATATTGAAGATCTAGAACCAGTTTATTTTTTCTTATCAGTTCTTTCTGGTTCCGAACCACGGACTTATGATTTTGTTAGTAATGTGACAAAATTTAAAAATTCATCATACAATGATTATGATAATAACTATTGGTGGCCTCATCTTGATGATGGTTATACTGCTATAATATATTTGAATGATAATGATGAGTCTGAATGCGGCACAAATTTGTATGAAAATTTATGTCAGGAAGAAAAAAATCTGACAGATAATATGCCAGAACACTCTGCACCCTGGAGGCCAAAAGAAAAGTATAAATTACTCAAAACATTAAAACCAAAATATAATAGACTTGTCTTCTTCGATGCCAAAAAATTTCTACATGGTATGCAAATATGTAATGATGTCTATCTAAAAGATTCTTTCCGAATAAATCAGGTTCTCTTTTTTGGATCATATAACTATTGACTCTGGGAAAGATCAGGAGTATAATAGTGAGGACAAACCTAAAAAATTATTCACAAGATTTAAATTTTAATGAGCACTTCTATGTCACAAAATAAAGTAAACACTGACGCATATCTAGAGTTTGTGAACGCTGTCACATCTAAACCCAGTAAAGATGCTGATGCATTTGAGTATCGTATTCAAGAACTTCGTGGAGAGGGCTTTGAAACACATCGACTTCTCACTGCTGCTGTGGGAATGTCTGCTGAAGCAGGTGAGTTCACTGAGATTGTCAAGAAAATTGTCTTCCAAGGCAAACCAGTGAACGAAGAAAATATGTGGCATATGAAGCGTGAACTTGGAGACATCATGTGGTATGTTGCACAGGCATGTATGGGACTTAATATTTCTCTTGATGAAATTATTGAGATGAATGTTGAAAAACTTGTAACCCGTTATCCTGGTGGTGAGTTTGATGTTCACTACTCCGAGAATCGTCAGGAGGGAGACTTATGAGTAAAAAATCATTTAAGAATAAGCATCAGCAGCAATGGGAATGGGAAGAAACTCCCGAGACTAAGGCAGCAATTGCTGCCCTTCATGAGGGAATTCGTCAGCGTAAGTTGAAAGAGCAAGACGACAAACTAAACTACGACACAGGAGGAAAATGAAACTACTCACACTAGAAGACTATCAAAAAGCAGGAGAAACATTCTGGCCCAAGTATTGGTATGTTGCCAAAGAACTTGGTGGAGATGCTAAGACCGAAGACATTATCAAAGTAATGGAAGCAGTTGGTAACGTTGCATTAAAACTAAGAACAGAAGAAGATAAGGAAGGTCCTTTTGGTTTTAATAAAAAAGGTATAACTGAATAAAATAAATAGAGGCATACGCCTCTTTTTTAATGCCTTCTCTATCTGGTAATTCTACGAATGGCACTCCGAATTGGGATAAGTATGTAACTAATAATAATTATCAATCGATCAAATATACTATTGAAACTGCAGCATTATTTTTTAAAAACGTAACAAATACAAAAGAAGATCATATTTTAGGTGAACTTGCTCCTGGAACTGAATTGACTATATCCAGTCCAACAAAGACCAATATTAGTGCAACGAAACCATCTGGAGTTCCTCGCTCATTCAGTTCACAACCATCTGCTAAAGTTATTATTGGTAATAAAACTGGTTATGTTCTAATTAATAAAATTAAGAAACCGACGAAGGCACCAGATAAAGTTGAAAAAAGAACCATTAATATGGCACAAAATACACTTACTCAATTGAAATCAATAGCTCAAGTTGGCAATAAACCTAAGAGTGGAATTGATATTGAAGTTGAAGGATTTGGTCTTATATCTGATGTGACTTCAGTAGAAAAAGTTCCAGAAAGAGTAAATAATAGAGAAGCAAAGGCTGATATTGTTCTTAAAGATTCAAAAGGTAACAGATTAATTTACATATCACATAAAGCTGCAGGTGGTGCTGGAGCCTTCCAGCAATATGGTGGAGTTTCTGAAACCGCTGGTACTAAGGAAATGCCTGGATTAATTTATAACAATCCAGAAGTACAACAGTATTTGAATAATCTTTATTCTCTTTACCAATCTTCTTTAGATGGCACTGGAAATAATTTAAATCCATTTGAAAATGGTCAATTAACTGTAGGAAGATTATATCGACCTGTAAGAGATACAACTCTCATAAATCAAGCAGTTTTTGGACCTGGATTTGGTGGATCATCAGGAATTGATAATGTTGATGTGATTGCACAGGGCCCATTCATATTCAAACCATACATAAATTCTGAGGGTGACATTACATTCACTCTGAGATGGGATCATTTTGATTATCGTGGTGGTGACATTGATGATTTTAACAGTGGTCAATATCAAGCACTTATAGTCTCAAGAAGTGCAAGTGATAGAAGAACAAAAACATCTCAGGGAGATATACCAGGAGTAAGAACTGGTGTTTTTAATAAGTCTTATTTGTCTGGTCAGTCTGTAAACATTGATGCAATCTTATAATAAATAATATTATGAAAAACTTTCTAGCGTTTATCACAGAAGCATCGAGAGCCGCCACCCAAGCAAAGGCGATGGGCTTGACAGGAGACGGTCATGGGGACTATTATGATAAGGAAGGAAACCTCATTGCTAAAACTGTGCGCGGTCAACTGAAGATCTTTCAAAAGAAAACCAAAACTCCAGATCAGGAAACTCAGAATCAACAGACTCAACAGGAACCAGATAATGCTCCACCCGTTGAGAAAACAAAAGGAGCACTCACCATAGGATTTGGACGTTTTAATCCACCTACAACTGGTCACGAAAAATTAATCAATAATATCAAGGCTACTGCTGGTCAAGGCGAATATAAAATTTACCCTTCACACAGTGAAGATCCTAAGAAAAATCCTCTGGATTCAATCACTAAAGTTGAATTCATGAAGACTATGTTCCCTGATCATGCCAATAATATTGTTCATGATACTAAGATGAGAACCATCTTTGATGTTCTCAAGAGAGCGCATGAAGATGGTCATACTGAGGTAAATATCGTTGTTGGTGCTGATCGTCAAGCAGAATTTGAGAACTTAGCTAATAAGTATAATGGTAAGTTATATTCATTTGAGAAGATCAATGTAATTTCTGCTGGTGCTCGTGATCCAGATTCTGAAGGTGTGGAGGGAATGTCTGCATCTAAAATGAGAAAGGCAGCTGCAGAAGGTGACTTTGATACCTTTGCATCTGGGCTTCCTGGAACAGTGAAACCTAAAGATGCAGAGACAATGTTTTTGACCGTTCGCCAAAGAATGGGTATTGAAGAGGGGTATGAACTCTGGAATATTGCACCCAAGTATGATTGGAGAGGTCTTAGAGAGAATTTTATTTCAGGAAATCTCTTCAAAGTTGGATCGTTTGTTGAAAGTTTGACCACTGGATTTGTTGGAAAGGTGATTAGGAGAGGTGCAAATCACATTATTTCCATCACTAGAGAGGGATATTTGTTCAAATCTTGGATTAAAGATCTAAATGAGGTGCATGAATTTGGAACAGATTCTTACAGAGAGTATGTTCAGAGCATGACTCCAAGAGAGAAAGTTCAGTCATTCATAAATAAAAGTAAGAAAAGACGTACCCGTAATTAAAGACGATGAATAGAACTTTTTTTGAAGATCTACCCGCAAGAAAAGTAGGTGGTCCTGTAGTATCTGCTGGTGGTTCCGAAAAACCTGCTGCCAAAAGTGATGCCTCTTCAGATGAAGGTGGTAATACTGAAGAAAAGTCTGCTAAAAAAGTTCGACAAGCTGTGTATGATATCAGATATCGTGCTCGTAGAGAGGGTGTTGATCTAAAAGCAGCATATGGTCAATATATGGGCAATACAACTATGACTGGTCCTGAAAAGGATGCCGTCAAAACAAAATTATTTGGTGAAGCATATAGTCCTATTCAGAAGCAAATCATTGCAAACAAGGAAGAAACTATTAAAAAGATTAAGGGTACTTTTGAAGGAGCCAATCACGATAAAAATAAGCACGGTGAACCTGTAGAGGAAGAAGCCAAAGGAGAAGGTTCTAATAAGAAATTTAAGGTTCGTGTAACTGATAAAACAAGTGGTAGAACTTATGTTCGTTTTGCCGATAGAGAAAAAATCGGATCACTTCGTGCCAATCCAAATATCAAATCTGTTGAAATGACAGAATATGGATCACCTTATGAAGGTGAGGCTAAGAAAGGTGAACAAACTGCTGATACGAAATCTGGTAAAGGTCTAGATCCAGTTGGTAAGGAAGATGGTGATGTTGATAATGATGGTGATAAGGATAAGTCAGATAAGTATCTTCTAAATCGTCGTAGTAAAGTTAGTGCGGCAATCGCTAAGAATGAAGAAGTTGAGCAAGTTGATGAAGTTATTGGTGGTAAACCTGGAGACGGATATATTGGTCATCCCAATTTAGATATTAAAAATCCACTTGCTAAGAAACAAGTTAAGAGTCCCACTGGTAATACTGGACTTGCTGGCAAACTTGGTGATAGAAAGATGAGGATTGATAAGATGACTAATCAAATGCTCAAGCAATCTGTCGAGCATGAAGGTGAACAGATTCATGAATTGCTAGGACCTGAAGCTGCAGGAAAGGCAGATAGGTTCATGAAGAAAGTTCAAGGTGGTATGGAGAGAATGGGTATCAAGATTAATCGTGGAGAGAAGGGCACTGCTCGTCCATCTGCTAAAACTAAAGAGACCATTCGTCAGAATAAGCAGAGTAACGAAGAGTTTTCTTATAGAGAAGTCTCTAGGTTTAACAACTGGAGAGAAGAATTTATATATGAAATGGGCGATGAAATCGACTCTGATACTGAAAATAAAGTCAAGGAAAAGAAAGTCCGTAATAAAGTAGTTATCAATCCTAAGCAAGGTGGACAATCTTAAAAAAAGTAAGTTGGACTATATATTAATAGTTCTTTTATAAAAAATCATGCTTGCATTTTTACTACCACTTGCATCGAAAATTATTACCGATGCTGTTGACAAAATTCCAGATAATGAAGAACTCGGTGAGAAGATGGTTGAGATCTGTCTTGTTATTCTTGCTAAAGCAGTTAAGCTAACTAAGACTGATATGGACGATCAACTTTTGGAAGTTGTCACCAAGGCAATTAAGACTCGTGAATGAATAGAAAGGGGGGCCCAATTTAAAGGTCTCCTTTTTTTATAAATATCTTTATACTAAAGTTTAAAGCAGGGCAAAAAACATGGCTCTTTGGAGTAATAACGACAACATCGGTGTAAGTTCAATTAATGCACTTGCTAATGTAGGCAGTGGTCTCGGCATTGTGACCGTTACTTCTGCTGGTGCCGTGACTGGTGGTATCGGTGTTTGTACTTTCACCAACCTTGAGGTTGGCAACACCGTTCTACTTGGTCTTGGTCAAACATCTGGATTTGGAGTTGTTACTTCAATTGCCAGTTCTACTAGCATGACAATTAGTGTCTCCGCTATGGATGACAGAGATTTTGATGCAAGCAATAACTACACAACCAGATATCTGAAGTTCTCTACTCAGCCTGTAAGTGCTGATGAGGATCCTTCTTTTGCACCTTCTTCTGCCGATGATCAGCGTGGATATAATAGCAAGATCTTTGCCGTTACCGCTGGTAATCTAGGAAATGATGCTGAGGGTGATGATGCTGGAAGAAGTGCATATCTCAATGCCGTTGCTCATGGTGGATGGGTAGGTGTTACAACATATACAGATACTCATGGAGAACTCCGCATTAAGGCTGAGACTCTAGTTGCAATGTCTGGAATCACCACTGGTAATAGAGCATATCCTATTGCATAATAAATGAAGTTTTCAGAATTGAATGATAAAAATTATCTCTTATTTGCCATTAAATATTATGATAGTCCTCAGGCAGTAACTGAGGACGACTTTTATGATGATTTAAAGAGGTTCAAATATGTAAAGAGATTATTAAAAAGGTATGAGTCAACTGGTGCTTTAAAGACCAATTTGATACTCAATCACCTTTTGATTCTTTTTAATGTCTTTGGGGAGGCAACAGTTCCTCTATTATTTTATAAACTAGAAACAGAATTGTGGCCTTGTGCCAAAACTTTTTTGGTGTTCTTAAATCGTTTTCATGAATATCCAAAGTCAACTTTGACAGATATTCCAATCGATGATGAATGTCTTGAAATTCTAAACAAAGTTTAACTTTTTAGTACATAGAGAGGACGATACAATGTCTAAATATATTGATAGGATAATTGATACCTTTCGCGAAGATATGTCACTTGGTGGTGGCGGTGGAGCAATGTATAGAGGATCTGAGAAATCAAACTCAGGCTCTCCTACTGCTGGTTATGACCCTGTTCTTGAATTTGATGGGAGAAAGAAAAAATACAAATCTCTCAGCAAATTCTATCACGATTCCATAAAAAAACTAAAAAATGGAAATAGAAGAGATGGATAATCAAATCAATGCTGCAATCATAGAGAGACTAGAAAAAGTAGTTGATTCTCTCCAGGATAATTCTATCCAGATGGGTAAACTTCTTGCTGTTCATAATGAAAAATTAGATAAGCAAGATAAAGTTGATGAAATTTTATTTGAAAAACTAGATAGATTATCTGAAGACATTAAAAGAGAAACCACAGCAATCAAGAAAGGATGTGAAAGAGATATCCGTCTTATTGATGAAAGGCTGAGGATTTTAGAGAAGAAGATGTGGAGTATTGCAGGATCACTAGCAGTGATTAGTGTCACCATCTCTCCTATCGGACAAAGAATTTTCGCAAAACTCTTGACACCCGCCGTAAACACGAGTATGATACCTAGAGAATATTTACTATCTAATGGACCTGATAGACAGCAAATTCATCGGGCTCGTATCCACAAGATTATCTAAGTTTAAAAAGGTAAAGGCAGACTTATATAATTTTCGATGTCCGATCTGTGGAGATTCTAAAAAGAATAAGAATAAAGCTAGAGCATACATTTATGCCATAAAGAATAATGCAAACTTTAAGTGCCACAACTGTGGTTCTAGTTTGTCATTCAATAATTTTCTTAAGGATCAAGATCCACAACTTCATAGACAATATAAACTGGAAAAGTTTAAGAGCGGTTTTACTGGAAAAAACTTTGTAGTCGAAAAACCTGACTTCGTTTTTGAAAAACCTAAGTTTGTACAGAGGATCGTTCTTCCTTTATGTAATGAGAATGAGATTGCTAGAAAGTATCTTCAGAACCGCAATCTTGATCCCATGAAATTTTACTATGCAGAAAACTTTGACGAGTTTGTGCATACGTTTAAAGGATTAGATCACGGTTATGTGGGTAAAGAGTCTAGAATAATTATCCCTTTATACTACGAAAAAAATCTTATTGGATTCCAGGGCAGGGCTCTAGATTCTAAATCTATTAAATATATAACCATCATGCTTCAGGAAGGAGTACCAAAAATATATGGACTTGACCAGATTGACACCACAAAAGAAGTTTATGTCACAGAAGGACCATTCGACAGTCATTTCATTACCAACGCTATTGCTATGTGTGGTAGCGATGTTGACCTTAGCACTTTCGATTATCGATTTACATACGTCTTCGACAATGAACCAAGAAACAGAGAGATTGTTAATAGAGTCTCCAAACTTATCAATAGAAAGGAGACGGTAGTTATTTGGCCAAACAATATTGAGGAAAAGGATATAAATGATATGGTTCTTGCTGGACATGATGTTCAGAGTCTGGTAGAATCAAATACATATTCTGGTTTAGAAGCACAACTTAAATTCAACACTTGGAAAAAGATATGAGCAACGGGATCAAAGTCAAAAAAAGAAATGGTTCGATTGAACAGATCAACCTAGAAAAAATGCATGTGATGGTTGAGGAGGCATGTAAAGGATTGTCTGGTGTTTCTGCATCTCAAGTAGAAATTCAATCAGGTATTCAATTCTATGATGGTATTACTACATCAGAAATTCAAGAAATTTTAATTAGATCTGCTTCAGACCTTATTGACTTGGATTGTCCAAATTATCAATTCGTTGCTGCTCGTCTTCTTTTGTTTTCCATTCGTAAGCAGATCTATGGAAAGATGAAAGATCTACCAAATCTTTATACTCACATAGAAAAATGTGTAGAACAGGGAGTGTACGATGCAGAAATCCTAGATAATTATACTCATGAAGAAATTGACAAAGTTCAATCTTGGATTGATCATGAAAGAGATTTCTTGTTTACATATGCTGGCCTTCGTCAGGTAGTTGACAAATATCTAGTTCAGGATAGAAGCACTGGAAATGTATATGAATCTCCACAGTTCATGTATATTATGATTGCACTTACTATTTTCTCAGAGTACCCAAAAGAAACAAGATTAAATTATGTCAAAAGATACTACGACGCAATCTCAAGACACAAAATCAACATTCCCACACCTATCATGGCAGGGGTTAGAACTCCACTTCGACAGTTTGCTAGCTGTGTTCTTGTTGATGTCGATGACACCCTCGATAGTATCTTTTCTAGTGACATGGCGATTGGTCGATATGTTGCTCAACGTGCGGGAATCGGTATCAACGCAGGCAGAATCCGTGGGATCAACAGTAAAATCAGAGATGGAGAAGTACAACACACAGGTGTTGTACCATTTCTTAAAAAGTTTGAATCAACTGTCAGGTGCTGTACACAAAATGGAATACGAGGTGGCTCAGCGACTGTCCACTTCCCAATCTGGCACCAAGAAATAGAAGACATTATTGTTCTCAAAAACAATAAGGGTACAGAAGACAATCGAGTGAGGAAACTTGACTACTCAATCCAGATTTCAAAACTTTTCTACGAACGTTTCATTGAGAATGGAGAGATTAGCCTCTTCTCACCGCATGACGTACCAGGTCTCTATGATGCTTTTGGTACTGATGACTTTGACACTCTATATCGGATGCATGAACTCAATGATGCTGTTCCAAGAAAGACTATCGGGGCACAAGAACTCTTCCTAAACATTCTTAAGGAACGTGCAGAAACTGGTCGGTTGTATATCATGAATATTGACCACTGTAATACACATTCATCATTCCTCGACAAGGTAAATATGTCTAATCTCTGCCAAGAGATTACTCTCCCAACAGATCCTCTTCAGCATATTGATGGCAAAGGAGAAATTGCTTTGTGTATTCTCTCTGCCGTTAATGTTGGTAAAGTTCGTACTGATGATGAGTTGGAAGATCTCTGCGATCTTTCTGTTCGTAGTCTAGAAGAACTGATTGATTATCAGAAGTATCCTATCATTGCTGCTGAAGTAGCCACAAAGGCACGTAGATCTCTTGGAGTTGGTTATATCGGTCTTGCACATTACCTTGCCAAACTTGGATTCAAGTATGACTCACAGGAGGCGTGGGACGCTGTTCATGGACTGTCAGAATCATTCCAATATTACCTTCTAAAAGCATCAAATCAACTTGCCAAAGAGAAGGGTGCATGTGAATATTTTCATAGGACTAAATATGCAAATGGCATCTTACCAATTGACACATACAAACAAGATGTAAACGAGATTACTAGTATTGATTATGAGCATGATTGGGAATCTCTTAGGGCATCTATCACAACCTACGGACTACGGCACTCAACATTGTCAGCACAAATGCCTTCGGAGAGCAGTTCCGTTGTGTCAAACGCAACCAATGGAATCGAGCCTCCTCGCGGATATCTGTCCGTTAAGAAGTCCAAAAAAGGCCCTCTTAAGCAAATTGTTCCTGGGTTCAACACATTAAAAAATAATTATACTTTGCTGTGGGACATGAAATCCAACGATGGATATGTTAAAATAGTCTCGGTGATGCAAAAATTCTTTGACCAAGCCATCAGTGGAAACTGGAGTTATAATCCAGAAAACTATCCCGACAATGAAGTTCCTGTATCGGTCATGGCAAATGATCTTTTAACTACATATAAGTACGGGTGGAAAACATCATATTATCAGAACACTTATGATAATAAGACCGATGAGGTCGATGATAAAATTGATAAATTAAATTCATTAATTCAAGAAATCGAAGCGGAGGAAGACTGTGAGTCTTGTACAATTTAAGACAAATGATTCATCAAAATATAATATGAATGTAGATTCAATTACAGTTTTCAACTCTCAACCTGTAAACACCCTAAAACAACCAATGTTTTTTGGTGCTCCACTAGGAGTGCAAAGATATGATACTTACAAGTATCCTGTTTTTGATAAATTGACAACTCAACAACTAGGGTATTTCTGGCGTCCTGAGGAGGTTTCCCTCCAAAAGGATCGTGCAGATTATCAAACCCTACGTCCAGAGCAAAAGCACATCTTTACTTCCAATTTGAAGTATCAAGTCATGCTAGACTCTGTACAGGGAAGAGGCCCTGGTATGGCGTTCGCGCCTTACTGCTCTCTTCCTGAACTCGAAGCCTGTATGAAGGTCTGGGAATTTATGGAGATGATCCATAGTCGTTCCTACACATATATCATTAAAAATGTATATGCCAACCCTTCAGAAATCTTCGATACCATACTCCAAGATCCTAAGATTCTAGAGAGAGCAACAGCTGTCACTGAATCTTATGATGATTTTATAACAAGTGCTGCAGAATATGCTAGCAGTAACATGTGGAAACACGTCTTGGATGAGGTTCCTGTAGCCGAATCAACTCTCTATGAACTTAAAAGAAAACTCTATCGAGCAGTCGCTAACGTCAACATCCTGGAAGGAATTAGGTTCTATGTCTCCTTCGCATGTTCGTTCGCATTTGGCGAACTTAAGCTTATGGAAGGATCGGCTAAAATCATTAGCCTTATCTCCAGGGACGAAAACCAACACTTGGTCATCACACAAAACATCTTAAACAAGTGGAGACAAGGTGATGATCCTGATATGCAAAAAATTGCTGCAGAAGAGGAGTCTTGGGTAATTAAAACATTTGAATCTGCAGTCAACCAAGAAAAACTTTGGGCAGAATATCTGTTCAAGAATGGTTCAATGATTGGTTTGAATGATAAATTACTAAAAAATTATGTAGAATGGATTGCAAATCGTCGCATGAAAGCTATTGGTATCAAACCAATTTATGATATTGCAGCGAAAAACAATCCACTTCCTTGGACAGAACACTGGATTTCTTCTAAAGGACTCCAAGTAGCTCCACAAGAAACTGAGGTAGAAAGTTATGTCGTCGGTGGAATCAAACAAGATGTCAAAGAAGACTCCTTCACAGGATTCAAACTTTGATGAGTTCAGAAAAATATGGGAAGAGATGGATCGTATTGAGCCATTGACTCCTATCTTATTAAAGAAAACAAAATAGATTATGATTGTATGGAGATCAAATTTCAAATTTGATGAGGATAAAATTGACCAGATAATTTTAGAAACAACTAAAAATTATCCAGTCATTTCCGAAGAAGATGTGGGTCTCTCATCTTCTTTTTTTGAGCCTGATCTTTTTAAAAGACCAGAAGCAATTTTTCTGGATACTTACTCCGAAAAAATTGCTTCTGCAATGAAAGACCTTGGACTTCATCATAGATCACATTATTCTTTTGATCATTGGTTACAAGTATATTCATCAGATATCGCAACGCATAAGGTTCATGATCACTATAGTAGTATGGTCATTTTAAGTTGGGTTCACTTCATACGCCCAACTGAAGATAAGTGTTTTTATTTTTATGATTCTGAAGCAAATAAAACTTACCCAAAACAAGACAAAGGAGATTTTATAATTTTTCCATCATGGGCTTTACATGCAGTCTCTGGAAAAAAAGGTAGGTCTGTTATTGCTGGAAATATTGTTTTGAATGAATTGTATAGTAGAGAGAATCGTCATGAGGATTTATGTCATATGAATGAAATGATTGACGATGAGACCATTGTATCAAAAAGAAAAATGGTGAATTCAATTGTTGATTGGGAAGCATTTTTAGGTTAACGCCCTTCTTTTTTTTATAAATAAAAGCAGGAAAAAGTTGTTTCAAAAAAAATGCAGCCCTCTAATCAATTAAAAGGACTAGTTGAGTCATATAATTCGGTATATGCCAACAGACAAGAACTCGAAGAAGCAAAGATAATTGCCGAGACTGTCATCAACTCTGTAGGTGTTTGCATGGTTGAGAAGGGTTATAATGAGTCAGACGTAAAAGAATTCTTTAAAACATCATCAATCGCTAAAATTAGTGACGTATTTGAAGAGTCACTTCAAAGTGAAGGTGTTCAAAAACATTTCAACCAAGAAACAAATCTATTTGAAACTCATCTAAGATATATTCCTGGTGCTATGGCAACCAGAATTAAGAATGAGTCTCCAGAGGTTTTTAGTAGACTTACTCTTTCTATCAGTGAAGCATGCCTTGACGAAGCCGAGAATGGCATGTTCGGTCTCGCAAGAATGGCTGGTCAAATCAAAAGAGCCGGCGCGAAGATGTTTGGTAATGCAAGGCAGAGAAATGATGCTGTAAGTTACGAGAAGTCTTACGATGATATTAATAGGCGCAGAGGAGAGGGCATTGGTACTAGAAAAACTGTAACTGCTAACGAGATTGAAGCAGAAACCAAAGGGCGTCGTAAGGCAGATCCAAACTACAAGCCTGGTCAAGGCGTAGGTAGTGGATCCAAACCTGCATCCAAACCTGTATTTAAGGGCCCTGGTGGTAATCCATCTGGATCAGGTGAAGGTCAAGCACAACAGCGCCCAAGTAAGAGCGGATCAGGTGGATCAGGTTCATCCAGCACCAAACCCGCTGCAAAACCTACACTTTCTGCGAAAGATACTGCAAGCAACGCCGAGTATGATCGACTAAGAAAGTCTGATCCTGCTGCTGCTAAGAAGTTTGGCATGGCTGCATCCAAGGCAAAGTTTGGATCTAACAAGCCCAAAACTAAAAATCCTTTGATGAGTTCTCCTGCATCAAAGGCACCTTCTGGAAGATCTGCACTCAAGTCAAGTCGTTTAAGTGCTGCATTGGATAAGAAGGAGTCCGCTGAACTAGACCTAGTTCTTCAGCACCTCGTCTCTGAGGGCATTGCAGACACCCTACAAGGCGCTCTAGTCATGGTTGAGGGAATGAGTGATCAGTTCATCAATAGCATCATTGAGCAGGCTCAGATGGGTTCTGCGATGGTTGAATTCCTAATCCAGAACGGTGAGGCTGAAAGCATTGAGGAAGCACAATACATCATCTCCGAGTTAGACGAAGAGAACATTGATCTTCTTATTCAGAGTATTACTGAGGGGGGAATGACTCTTCTTGGAGGGAAAAGAGGTTATGTTAGATATGGTGGCCCCGAGAAAAAGGGTGATCAAAAAGTGAGCGGTATTGGACCTTTTGGAACTTATGCCAGAAAGAGTGAAGGATCTACTGGTGGTACAAAAACTAAATCTCAGACTATGAAAATGACCTCTGACGGAAAACCTAGAAAGTATTGATCTGATTCTCAATCAATTTTCTGAAGGGGGCCTTGACAGGTCCCCTTTTTTTATGTACAATTGCCTTGTTAGAGGTAAAGAGGGATGAACAAAGCTAAACTTAAAGTATTAGTAATGGCTCTTAAAGAGATTATTGAAGAACTTGAGTCTGAAGTTTATTCAGATACAGAAGCATATACGGCACCAGTCGAAGGAATGGTTGGTGATTATGATGAAATATTTGATGACGATGATGGTTATCCAGACTAACTAAATATTTTTAGTTTAGTCATGATTATGTGGCAGAAAGTAAAGAATATGAGAATCCCTGGATCTATTGTGGCAGCGTCTTTGACGGGAGTCTTATTGGGGACAACTATGGTTTTGTTTACAAGATTACCTGTAGCACCACCAACCGTTCCTACATTGGAAGAAAATACTTCATACAAAAACGAAAGCCTAGAACTACTAGTAAAACTACAAAGCGGCGAAGAGTTACGAGTGAAAGTAACTGGAAAAACTACTATGGATCTTGTCCAGAACTTAATGATGATATTAAAGAATTTGGACGGGAGTCTTTTGCTAGAGAGATCCTCTCACTACATCTCACCCCTGGAAAAGTCAACTATGAGGAGACTCGTCAACTCTTCATCAATAATGTCTTGACCGAGGCCCTTGACAACGGCACCCCTGCCTTCTACAATAGCAACATTCTAGGAAGGTACTACCGCAAAGATTATTTTAATTATGATAAAACGAACTCTAGCCTTGACAGCACTGACACTCACTAGTTCTGCTTGTGCATATCCTTCCATTACAGAAATTGTTGATCCTCCTGCTGTAGAGGTTCCTATTGTAATTCATGAACCTACGTGGCAGTGTGAAGACTGCACTCCCGAGGAACAGTATGTGCTTGCAGCATTACAAGAATATACACTTATCAAAGATCGTAATGCCCTTGCTACAATCATGGGTAACATTAAGCAGGAGAGTAAGTTCATCTCCAACATTTGTGAAGGTGGTGCTCGCGTATCTTACACTGAATGTAAGGTTGGTGGATTTGGTTTAATTCAATGGACTAGTATTGGTCGTTACAAAGGTCTTGGCAACTTCTGTGCTAAATATCAATGCGATCCCTCTTCTCTTGAAGGTCAAGTTCGCTGGATGATTAACGAACCTATTTTCCAACGTGTTCTTCCTGTATTTGAGGGGCATGATCAAAGTATTTCTTATTATATGCGGCCTGCATATACATGGTTGGGATGGGGGATCAAAGGAAATCGAGAATTGTATTCTTACGATTACGCTAAAAAACTAAACTGGTCTTAATAAAAATGGTATACGAAATCAGAGAAAATTTTTTTGATGCTGAAACTCAAAAAAATATTAATACCAGAGCATATGATCCAGAACTACCTTTAGACAATGATTTTGAAGGAAAAGATATTGAAAGTTATGTTCCAACTACGTTGGTAACATATATGGGTCCAGAAAGATTCTATCCAGTAATTTTAAAAAAATATTTGGATGGTGAAGAATTTGAAATGAGCATCGAGCTGCTAGTCGATCTCTTTGAATATGAGGGTGTTGATTGCCCTAGAGAGAAATTGGTTGCAGCACTATCTCAGGATGATTTAGATCTAAGTTTAGAACAGAGGGTTGCATTTGATGTTGATGATAATGAGGATGTAGAAGTTGATCTGGAAATTCCAGATCCTAGTAACTTTATTCCTCGCGAGGAAGTATTATATAAATCTTTGGTTAAAAAAATTGGAGATGAGTTTCCTAAGTATAAGGATTACTTTCCCTATTTTGCTGTAATCAGAAGTATGGATAGTTGGGACTTTGATACTTTTCATAAGTCTGACAAAGAACATACGACCTTTGTTTACTTTACAAATTTGGAATATGATATTGATAGAAGGGGAAGCTTAGATTTTCTGGTCGGAGAAAATGATGTAGATTCAATTTTACCATTACCGAACAGACTTGTTAGATACGATTCTACAAGCACAATTAGACATAATCCTTTTGTCCATCTTGAAGAAAAACCAGATTTTCAAAGATATGTTATTGAACTAAGATATGAGGTTCCATTTGAATAGTTTTTATGGATTATAAAATATATAAATCTGAATTGATAGTTGATAATCAAAACGAATTTATAAATTTAATTGATCAAGCCTATGATCTTCATCAAGAAGTAATGAATGGTGAAGATTCTACTTGGTCTTACTATAAGTATAATTTTTTCACATTAACTGCACCATCACAATTATCACATAAGTTATTCACTGAACTTAAAAATTTAATTAATGAATATATTCCAAGTGATCAATCAAAATGGATGCAGTGTTGGATCAATTACCATTATCCAAGACAAGTCTTAAACTGGCATAATCATGAGTGGGATTATCATGGATATATAAGTATAGATCCAAAGAAATCAAGGACAGTTTTCAATGATTATGAGATTGAAAATCAAGTTGGTAACATTTACATAGGGCCTGGATACAGGGAACATAAAGTTGTTGTCGATGAAGATTTTGATACTCCAAGAATAACTTTAGGGTTTGATATTTATTTGAATGATCCAAATGAGAAAGAAGAACTAAATGAAATGTTCTCATTAATTCCAATTGATGGATAATTTAAGTAAGTATAAGTTTGGAGGCCTTGACAGACATCCAACTAATGTGTTAAGATTACTGAGTGAACTTGAGGGGTCTTCACAACTTCTCAAGTACATGGGTTTCCAAGAAGACATGGATGCCATCGATGAAATGAAAAAGAGGTACTACAAACTCTATTTCAAACTCAATAAAGAGTTAACAAACAAGGGCAAGTAGCTCAGTGGATTAGAGCAAGGCACTTCTAATGCCTCGGTCGGGGGTTCGAGTCCCTCCTTGCCCGTTGGGGGAGTATATAAAAAGATCTTCTCCTACGCAGAAGCGCCCCCTTTCAATATTCCCCTGTAGCTCAGTTGGTAGAGCAGGTGACTGTTAATCACCCTGTCCCTGGTTCGAGTCCAGGTGGGGGAGTATGCGGGATTAGTTTAGAGGCAAAACTAAAGGTTTCCAACCTTTCGTCATCGGTTCGATTCCGATATCCCGCTTGATGATATATGCATAAATTTTGCTATATATAGAATAGTAGACATACTAAAAATTTTATATGAAGAGTTAATATGTTAACTATAAGATGCAAAATGTGCAATACTGAATTGACCAGTACAAGTAAAATTCAATGTTGTGGGTGTCCGAATATGATGAAAATCATAGATGATACGATCAGCGCACTTGATCTAAACCAAGTAGTTCTTATCAATAGTGAAAGTAATGTTAAGGAACAAGGTCATCTGAAGTCAGATGATTTACAATACCAAGAGAACAGGCGGAAACGCAAGGCTCGCAAACTCGATTTTGAAATACGATGATTAATCTAGACCAACGCTATCACGATTACCTTCACACTAATAAGTGTTTTAACATTGATGGTGTCTGTGAAAAAGTAAAAGCCTATGGTTATACTTGCAATAGTAATGAGATCACTGGTTATTATGTTTTGACCGAAAATAAAAAACTATACTATGACATGAATGAAAAATTTCTTAGAATGGATTCTGTTAAAGTTAAATCTGTTAAATAATACCAATATGTAAACTCATGGAATTACAATCATCGGAAAAACAGTTTACATATGAAATGCTTTCTAGACAAGTTGCCGAGTGTAATGACATCGAGGAAGTAAAAGGTGTATTATTACAATATGCCCTACTTTATTTAAAACAACAAGAAGTTTTATCTAATTTGGGCCCACTTCCTACAATAACAAACTAAAAACATGTCCGACCTCAACTTGTCCGATTTAAAATTGGAACGTAATGAATGCACCCACTGTGGGGCTGTCTGGATGAATGGTCAACACTACTGGCATACAGGTGCAATGGGATCTGATTTGGATCTTGCTGGATTAGTTTGCAATAATTATGGTAATGACAGTTGTATTAATCCTCTCAAGGGTAAAGAGGGTGGAGACACCTGGGCTGATCGCTTTGTGGACCTGACAAATGATTTCGCAGATCTCCATAAGAAAATGACTGACGAGTACGAAAAGGATTGACATCCGTCCCTCCATCCCTTATAATGATCAGGTAATCAATCAAAGCAATGACAATCACGGCGAAGTTCAAGAAAGACGTTCAAACCCTCAAAGGGGCAGCAAACGGAGATTTTCTTCTTGATGTAAAGAACCCAAAACTTTTCAAAAAAGTTCGTAAGTTTTATGAGTCCAATGGTGTAGTTTTTTCAGGTGATCCACTTGATGATTATGATATTTTGATGGAACAAATCTTTGTTGACCTTGATGCAGTTGAAGCACGATGAACGATCTAGATCCTAAGTCTGTTGCTTCAACAAAGACTATTATTATTCATGAACGATTCCCTTATCGTTTTGTTCAACGAGGTTATATTCAATTGAATGGAAATCCAGATTTCCGTATGCAAAAAGCACATGAGTATACTAAAAAATACTCAGATGTTTATTTGTTTGATAATGGAGACCAGATGCTTCTTGCTATCGAGGACTCAGAATATGCTAAGTGGTTAGATCCAGATGGTGTGCCTTGTTACCTGAAAGACTCAGTAGGTCGTTAAACTAACTCGGGCTAAGTTATAGATTCCATGTTATAGTTATGCACAAAAAATTTAATGCACCATTTCTTTTTTGGACTGAAGTTCCTAATCATAAAGAAATAAAAGAATATCTTTTACCAGAAATCAAAAAAGAGTATTCTGAAAACCAAGAAGATTACACTATACATTGGAAAAGTTACGTTTACACCTCCATCAAACATCAAAATGAATTCATAAAGAAAGATTGGATTCTAGATTCTTTAGTCTGGAATCCTTTGGATCAAATGTTTTCAGAAGTTGAAATGTCTATTCCACCAAGTGAAAGTGTTCTTGAAGACATTTGGTGGAACTATTATCCTGAAGGTGGTTATCAAGAATCTCATACTCATCAAAACACGTCCACTACCTTTTCAGCTGCATATCTTTTAGATATCAATGAGGAGAATAATACAATGTTCACAGATCTTTCGCAGATGTTTTATTTGCATAAAGAGATTGATACTAAAGATATGAAAGAAGGAACGGTGATGATATTTCCAGCAAATTTACTGCACTATGTAATACCATCAAAAAAAGAAAGATGTACCATTTCTTTTAATGTATCTACAATATTTGATTTCTAATTATGAAAACGATCTATTATTATCCAACAGAATCTGGATTTGGAACAGATGATGAATTACTTGAGCCAGAAAGATCTGTTTTGGCTGATGATAGATTTTCTTTTCCCATAGAAGCAGCAATTTCTACTACTGATAAAAGAACATCCTATTATGAATGTCCAGCTTGGTCACATAAAGCAAAAAGAACTTTCGTAGTTCGTAGTCCAATTGATATTAGGTTTGACTTTGATTTTAGTAAGTTCAAAGAAACTGGAGAAGTCTTTGTCAATAGTCCTCGTATAAGTGATGATACATATAATGTACTAACATTACCAACGTTTGAAAGTCCTAAATGGTATCTAACAGATCCAGAAAAGTTAGTGATGCAATTGACAGCACCTCATTTTCTTTTTTGGACTAGAGAAAAAAACATTTGGATTGAACAAAGAGCATATCCAAATGCATCCGCAAAAAATAATATAACCATAGTCAATGGATGGTTCAATCTTTCTTCTTGGCCAAGAACGATTTCATTTGCATACGATGTCTATGACACTAGCAGATCTGTTATTATTAAAAGGGGAGATCCAATTTATGAAATTTGTTTTTATTCAAACAATATTAATGATAAGTTTCGTTTAATTAAAAAAGAACCACCAGAAGATCTTAAATTAAAAATTCATAGAAACATCAATCTAAAGAGATTGAGTCCAATTATGTCTAAAGACTTTATGTTTGGACAACAAGAAAAAGAATCTAAATGTCCTTTTAGTTTTCTTTGGAAAAACTGACCCCGTTGGTAAGGGTCATTAAACATGCCAACTGGCGAGCCTGACCTTCATAAAGACCCTTGACAATGAGGGTCTTTTTTAGTATGATACATAGGAAGGAATTTAAATTAAAACATGTCCGAATATAAAAAAACAGCATTGGTCCTAGGTGCTGGTGGATTTATCGGGAGTCATATGGTAAAACGCCTTCGAGCAGAAGGCTATTGGGTGCGTGGTGTTGATCTGAAGAGACCTGAATATTCAGACACTGAAGCAAACGAGTTTATTCAAGGTGACTTGCGTGATAGAAGTTTTGTTCGTCGTTGTATTCGTACCACTGGTGTCAATGGTGGTTTCTATGCACAGATTGTAGATAAGTTTCTGTCACCTTTTGATGAGATCTATCAGTTTGCTGCTGATATGGGTGGTGCAGGATTCGTATTCACTGGTGAGAATGATGCAGACATCATGCATAACTCAGTGTCTATCAATCTGAATGTGCTTGAAGAACAACATCTTCTTAATCTGGATAAGGATACAAACAAGACTAAAATTTTCTATTCTGGATCAGCATGTATGTATCCAGAGCACAATCAACTAGACCCTGATAACCCCGATTGCCGTGAAGAATCTGCGTACCCTGCTGCTCCTGATTCAGAGTACGGCTGGGAAAAACTCTTTAGCGAAAGACTTTACTTTGCTTACAACCGCAATCATGGCATTCCTGTTCGGGTTGCTCGCTATCACAACATTTTTGGTCCCGAAGGAACCTGGGACGGTGGAAGAGAGAAAGCGCCAGCTGCAATCAGCCGTAAAGTCGCTTACCTCCCAGAGGTCGGTGGAGCTATCGAGGTGTGGGGAGATGGCCTACAAACTCGTTCCTTCCTGTACATTGACGAATGCATTGAAGCAACTAGACGATTGATGGACAGTGACTTCATGGGACCAGTTAATATTGGTTCTGAAGAGATGGTCACTATTAACGAATTGGTTGAGATTGCTGCTAAAATTTCTGGTAAGGTTGTTAGGAAGAAGTATAAACTGGATGCACCTACTGGTGTTCGTGGACGCAACTCTAATAATGATCTAATTAGTGAGAAACTTGGATGGGATTATAGTCAGACTCTAGAAGAAGGTATTCGTAAAACATACACTTGGATTCAGGAGCAAATTAATGCAGCGTCACAAGTTTAATCTTGTAGGTGATACCTTTACTCACCTGACAAACGGAAATAAAGGATACTCTGTTCATGGAAAAGAATCTCAATATATCGAATGGGTAAAAGATGGTGGAGAGGCTACATTTTATATTGATAGTACTCTACCATACGCATGGATTGATCCGAAACCAGGTCCAAAATATGCCTGGTTGTTGGAATCAAAATATATTACACCGCAGATTGTTGATTCAGTAAAAATTAATTCTCAACAATACATAGATACTTTTGACGCAATCTTTACCCACAATCAAGATTTGCTTTCAATTCATCCTAAATTTAAATGGTGCCCTGCTCAAGGGTTTTGGATTAAAGAACCTAAGATCTATGAGAAATCAAAAATGATTTCCATGATCGCATCAAACAAAAGAATGTGTCAAGGGCATACAACTCGTTTAGAATGGGTGGAAAGACTAAGAGATCAAGTTGATCTTTATGGTCGTGGATTCAATGAGATCTTACATAAAGAAGAAGGTCTTTGTGATTACATGTTCTCAGTTGCTATTGAGAACGGACAATATGAAACATACTTCACTGAAAAACTACTTGACTGTTTTGCAACAGGAACTATTCCTGTTTATCTTGGAGCTCCTGACATTGGCAAATACTTCAATCCTGATGGTATAATTACTCTTAGTGATGAGTTTTACATTTCAGATGAACTCTACTCCAGTAAAATGGATGCTATCAAAGACAATCTAGAGATTGTCAAAAAAATGGAAGTCCTTGAAGACTTTATTTACCTTACTTATTTCTGCTAACTATGGGACAAATCAATCATCCAGTCAAACTGAAGAAAATGCTTCAGGATTTTGACATTAAAAATTTTGTGGAGAGTGGAACTGGGGATGGTTCTAGTATGGATAAAGTCCTTCTCACTGAAGTTGTAGACGATTCGTATGGTGTAGAACTTGATGATGGTCTTTATGAAAAATTAGAGAAAAAATATAACAGTCTTGATTATGTCCACTTGTATAATGGATATACAGAGGATCGTTTTAATGATGTTCTGAATGATCTTGATGATTCTCCAACTCTATTCTGGTTAGATGCACATTTCCCTGGTGCAGACTATGGAGATGCTAGTTATGGTGCTGAGGAAGATATTGATAAGCGTCTTCCTATGGAGAAAGAACTTCGTGTCATGAAGGATAATCGTGATCTATCAAAAGATATTATCTTCATGGATGATTTACGAATCTATGTTGATCGCCCTTTCGTTGCTGGTTCATGGCCCCAAAGAAAACTATATGGTGGTGATGGATATGATTTTGTTGAAGAGATTATCGGTGACACACATGTTCTAATTGAACATCATGGAGATCAAGGGTATCTTTTAGCATTCCCAATTGATACTTCAGAAGAAAAGATTCGAGAAATTCTTAATGAAATCTAGTGTTATTGTCCTTCAGCAAGGTGGCTTGGGGGACATCTTTTTTATTCAAAAACTTTGTAAAAAACTTTCTGTAAATTATGATGTGTATCATCCAGTCACATCAGAAATGTGGAACTCTGGTGTCAATCAATTAATTACTGGAGATGTTAAATGTGGAGTAGATCTTGATCTACCAAAAGATAATGTGATGGTATATGATTGTTCTAATCAACCAAAACCAAATGGTTCTGCTGATATTATGACATCAAAATATGCATCTACTGGATGTAGTTGGTATGATTGGAAAGACTATTTCACTTACAAACGTAATTATGAAAGGGAAACCAATCTAAAAGAAACTTTGGGTATTCAAGATGGAGAACCATTCATCTTTGCAAACAAGTGGTATAGTTTTCGTAAACCACATGAAGGTGTTGAATTGAGTATTCCAGAAGATTATGATGGTAAAGTTATCTGGATGGATACAGATATAGCTCCAAGTGTATTTGATTGGTGTTGGATTATAGAAAATGCAGAGCAAATTCACATTGTTGATACTTGCCTAAATTATATTGTAGACACTCTCAACATTAAGGCAGACACTTTGATCTGCCACCCAAGACATTATAAAAATACAGAGGAATGCGTTGGAAAATTATTCAATGCACCTTGGCAATGGGTTGATTATGAAAGATGGTTGTGGCGTGAAAAAGTTCCTCAGGAGTTAGAATGAAAACTGGATTGATTTATCAACCATGTGGGCTTGGAGATATTCTTTTCCTACAAAAAGGCGCACATTATATTCAAAATGAACTTGGATATAAAGTATATTGGCCTGTGATTCATGAATTCAAATGGTTGAAGGATTATATCCCTCACTTTGAATTTGTATCCTGGGGAGACGATAGTAATCCAGTAAATGGCAGCACGGAACCTATTCCTGAGTCCTGTCAATTCCCACACAAAGACAAATATATTCATGGAGCTCCAAGTAAAATGGAACCTGATTTATTTTTCTTTCAGGGATTTGGTGATTACCAACCAATAATGAAGGGGAAATATGATAACCTCGGACTTGATTGGAAAGACTGGAGAGATTACATTCATTTCAATAGAAATATTGAAAAGGAGAAAGAACTGTATTATAATGTTCTTGGTTTGAAAGACGATGATGAGTTTGTCTACGTCAATCGGCTTTGGTGTACAAGACCAAAACTAGAGTTCTTTCCACACATTCCAGCAGACTCTCAAAGTTATGGTGGATATAAAGTGGTGGAGAACCAAATTATTCCTGGTTACTCTTTGTTTGATTGGTGTATGGTTTTTGAAAGATCATCCGCTGTATTCATGATAGAAACGGCAATCAATTACATTCTTGAGTCACCACAACTCTTTGAAACCATGTCTAAAAAACCACTATATCTTTGGCATAGGTGGGGAGACTGGTCTCAAGTTCGTTACCTTTTTAATTTACCTTGGAGATATCAATGATCGAAACTATTGAATTTCAGAAAAAGTGGTATCCTAAATTTCAAACTGAAGGTAATGCATCTCAGTTTGCTATTCCTTTTGCACTACATGTTTGCAAAGGTCTTGGTTATGATATTGGATGTATGAAACCAGAGTGGGCTTTACCTAATGCCACTCCTATTGATCTTGATTTTGATGATCCATGGGATGCTGATAATCTTCCAGAAAATGTTTCTCCAGACTACATCTTTTCTAGTCATTGCTTGGAACATGTTTCTGACTGGGTAGCTACTATGGATTACTGGTATGATAAACTTATAGTCGGTGGAACTTTATTTTTATATCTTCCTGATTTCAGTCAAAGGTATTGGAGACCTTGGAACAATTACAAGCATAAGCATGTATTCACTCCAGAAATTATTGAACAATATATGTTTGATCGTGGATATAAAAATGTGTTTGTATCAGGTATAGATCTCAATAATTCATTCATGGTAATGGGAGAAAAATGAAACTGAGACCCAAACTAATTTTTGTGAATGGATGCTTTGATATCTTACATCCTGGCCATATTAAAATGTTTGAACATGCAAGAAGTCTTGGAACCAAATTGATTGTTGCCATTGACTCTGATGAAAAAGTAAAACAAATGAAAGGTGATTCAAGACCTATCAACAATCAAGATGATAGGAAATTTATTCTTGAGGCCATTCGATACATAGATGAGGTAATCATTTTTAATTCTAAAGATGAACTACAGGAACTTGTCAAAACGATAAAACCTGCTATAATGATGGTTGGATCCGATTATAAAGGAAAGGAAGTTGTAGGTTCTGATTATGCAAAAGAAGTTCGATTTTTCGATAGAGTCGGAGACTACTCTACAAGCAACATCATTGAAAGTATTACTCATCGGAGAGTCTTGTGTTGATGAATATCATTATGGAGAGTGTCGCAGGTTGAGTCCTGAGGCACCAGTTCCTGTTTTAGATTATACTAAGACCACCTTACATCCTGGTATGGCATCTAATGTTCTTCAGAACTTAGAATCTTTTGGATGTGAGGTGGATTTTATTACAAACGATTCTAAAGATCTTCGGAAAACTAGATTTGTTGATGCTAGATCAAAACAACAACTTCTTCGTGTTGATGAGGGAACTTGTGTCGATCCATTAAATCTAAAAGATCTAAAAAATTTAGATGATTATGATGTAATTATTTTTTCAGACTATGATAAGGGTTTGATTCCTTGGTCAGCCGCAAATTATATTTGTGAGCATTACAGTGGTAAAATTTTTGTAGATTCTAAAAAGACAGATCTTTCATGTTATCAGAATGCTTATATCAAAATCAATGAGTTTGAAGAGAAACAAGCATTAGCATATTCAGAAAGTTGTTCTTTCATTGTGACTCTTGGTATGGATGGTGCAAAGTGGCTTGGTACTACTTATCCTGCGCCTAAAGTAGATGTGTATGATGTATCAGGTGCTGGAGATGTATTTCTAGCAACACTATCTGTTGTCGCTACCATGGAAAATATTGACTCTGCTGTTCAAAAGTCTGTCCTAATGGCATCTCGTTCAGTACAGCATTTTGGAACATATAAATTAACTAAGGAAGACATCGCAGAAGTATTATGAAAGTTTTGAATTTTTTGAGACCAGAAAATGGTCTCACGGAGGATCCTCTTTACTATCTAAACTTTGAAAAATATGAAGGTGTTGCGAGAGATTGTTATCTCTTCATGGCTGATTTCTATAAGGATCTATATTCTGGTCGATATGATGATAAAGAAAAAGTAGTCTTGACTTTGGAAGAACCAAACTTCTGTGTTGCTCCTGGAGACAAAGTAAAACTTCACGAAGTTGCTGATAAAATTCTTACAATCTGTCCTTATACTGCAGAACTATTTGACAATAGAGAGTTTGTTTTTTTCCCATATAGTGAAGATTGGATTCCTCCAAAAGTAGAAAAGGTAATTGATGTTTCTTACTTTGGTAGTATGCCGAAGGCTGTGCCTTGGGAAAGTTATGTCAAAAATGTATTCACAAAATACAATTTCAGATTCGGACACTACAGTATGGGTAATGTTCCTAGGTGTTCCTATCAAGATAAGATGATGATGTATGCTGCAACTAAGGTTGCTGTTGTTCATGGTCTCTGTAATATTGATTCTGGAACTGCTGAAAGATATCATAACTTCCCTAGAGGTAAAGAGAATAAAGCATTCAGTGAATTGGATAGGGGATGGGCCCCTCAAATTAAATCAAGAATGTTTGAGGCTGCATTCTCAAGATGTGTCATTCTTTGTCAAAAGGATTCCTGGAATCCGATTGAAAAATTCTTTGAACCAGAAAAAGAATTTCTGTATTTTGAAGACGAAGAGGATCTTAAGAAAATCTTAAGTCATGTGTTAGATAACTATGACGAGTTTGACCAAATGAGAGAAAGCGCATATAATACTGCTGTGAACAACTATACAACTAAGCACTTTGTCGAGAAGTTTTTAAAATGAAAAAGTTTATCGTAACAACTACTATCAATAAGCCCACTAGGGCAACCATGAACTTCTCAGCGATGCCTGGATGGACTCTGGTTGTCGTTGGAGATAAGAAAACACCTCATCACCTATACAAAGAGTTAGACTGTATCTACCTGTCTCCTGATATTCAGGAGCATGGATGGAAAGAATTGTCTGATACTATTGGATGGAATAGTATTCAACGTAGAAACATCGGTTTTGTGTATGCATACGAACAAGGTGCTGATGTTATTGCAACCGTAGATGATGATAACATCCCATACGAAAACTGGGGTGAGGATCTTTTAATTGGTAAGACTGTTGAGATGGATCTGTATGAGTCTTCTACGGAAGTCTTTGATCCTCTGTGTGTTACTAACTATCCTGAACTTTGGCATCGTGGATTCCCCATTCAACAGGTTCCTCATCGTAAAGAAACACGATATGTTGGCAAAGAAGAACGTAAAGTTCTGATTCAGGCTGATCTATGGGATGGTGATCCTGATATTGATGCCATGGCACGAATGTCCATGAGCCCATGTGTGAAATTCAATATTCAAAAACCATATGGTTCATACAGTTTGTCTCCTTTCAATAGTCAGAATACTTTTCTGGCTCGTGAAGTGATTCCATACTATGCAGTTCTTCCTCATGTTGGACGCATGGATGATATTTGGGGTGGATATATTGCACAAATGAAGTTTCCTCAAAGTCTTGTGTATAACAAAGCATCTGTCTATCAAGATCGTAATGTGCAAGATCTTGTGACTAATTTGGAAAAAGAAATTATTGGCTATCGATATACTCAAACATTGGTTGCTAATTTAAATACTTGGCAAGCATATGTTCCAGAAGAAACTATTGAGTTCTATAACGCATATAGGAGGTGTTTCTAAATGCGTTATGTTATTGATATAGATGGAACTATTTGCTTCCCTGGTAAAGAAGATGATAATAGATATACCCTTGCAAATCCTAGGTGGGATAGAATTCAGGTAATAAATAAATTATATGATGAAGGCAATTACGTTGTCTACTTGACTGCTAGAGGTATGGGTAGATTTGACAACTCCCGCGAATTAGCGGAGAAAGAATTCTTCACTTTTACTGAGGCTCAACTAAAGTCTTGGGGGTGTAAATACCATGAACTTCATCTAGGCAAACCCTCAGGGGACTTCTATATTGACGACAAAGGTATTAACGACAATGATTTCTTCACAAAACGACCCGATCAAATTCGTTCCTAAGGGATGGGGCTACGAAAAGTGGATCACAAATGGTTCACTTTACTGTGGCAAAATTCTTTGGTTTTGTAAAGGCAAAAGATGTTCTTGGCATTATCATAATAAAAAGGATGAAGTCTTCTATGTACAAAGTGGCAAACTTAAGGTATACTGGAGTCACTTTGATGACTATGAAATGGCACACGTCAAAGAGTTGAAAGAAGGTGAAAAATTTCATGTTCCCACTGGAATGAGACATCGAATGGAAGCATTAGAAGACACTGTAATGTTTGAGTTTTCCACTGAACATTTTGATGAAGATAGTATTCGTATTGAAAAAGGAGATTGATGTCAATTAGTTATAACCGACTTGGTTCAAATGGTCGGCTTGGAAATCAAATGTTTCAGTATGCAGGCCTTCGAGGCATTGCAAAACAAAATGGGTATTCCTGGTTGATTCCACCACCAGATGACTATGGTGATTCAAACTATGGTCTTTTTGATTGTTTTGAAATGAGTACTGTTACATTTCAAAATTTTGGATTTACTGAAAATGTTCAAAATCTTGCGACTGGATGCTTTCATTTCAATGAAAGTTTCTTTAGGGGATGCCCTGATAATGTAAATCTACATGACTACTTTCAAACTGAAAAGTATTTCAAGAATGCTGAACAGATTATTCGTGAAGACTATACATTTCAAAAAGAAATTTTAGATCCATGCAAAGAAGTTGTCGAACAGTTTGACAAACCAATCTTCATTCATGTGCGTCGTGGTGATTATGTAAAGCAACCAGAGAATCATCCAGTGTGTCCTTTGTCATACTATGAGAAAGCTCTAAAAGAATTCCCTGATGATGTTCCTGTCTTTGTATTCTCTGACGATCTTGATTGGTGTCGCGAACATTTTACTGATGATAGATTCGTTCTACCAACAGAAAATATTAAGTATTCTCATACAGCAGATACTAATGATGGCAGGGTCGAATCGTTTGTACCATATTATGACTTGTGTATGATGAGTCTCTGTTCTGGTGCTATCATTGCTAATAGTTCTATGAGTTGGTGGGGTGCATGGTTGCAAAATGGCCGTGGTAAAATTGTTGCACCAAAACCCTGGTTTGGAACTAGGTATAATGATTACGATATGAGTGATCTTCTACCAGAATCTTGGATTGAAATGGAGGTATAATGGACTTAACTTACATCATGCCATGTCGGATTGAATCTGAAGACAGGCTAAAAAATATTATTACTTCGGTATCTTATCTACTAAAAACTTTTACAGATGCAAAAGTCATTGTAAAGGAAGTTGATACTAAGTCAACCTTTAAGTTTAGAGCTTTACCAGAGATTAAAAAGATTGCTCCTATTGAGAATCTTTCTCATGTATTTGAAGAAAACTCTGATAATCTATTTCATAAGACTAGGATTTTAAATGACCTAATTTTCATGGCAGATACAAAAGTTATCTGTAGTCATGATGTTGATGTCGTATATCCAGTCAGAGCACATATGATGGCATATGAAGCACTTATGAATGATCAAATGGATGTTGTTTATCCATACGGTTGTGGAGTTTGGCAGTATCAAGTAGACTATCCTATGGATGTCTTTAAAAAGTTTATTGATTCTGGCCATGATCTTAATTCATTAGAACCAAATTGTCGTACAGAATCTTCTACTATTGGTTGGACTCAGTTCTATAATAAGAATAAAGTTATTGAAGGTGGTCTCTGGAATGAAGAATTCATTTCATGGGGTGCTGAAGACTGTGAGTTTTACTATAGGTTCAATGCATTAGGTTATAGAGTAGGAAGAATTGAATCTCCTATCTGGCACTTTGAGCATGGAAGATCTCATAATTCTCATTATCACAATCCGAAGTTCATGGAGAATCATAATCTCTGGCAAACTTTGAGAAATACTCCTCAAGATCAATTAGCAGAGTATTATAAAAATGTCCCTTATTTGAAAGCGAGGAATACAAATGCTAGCGTATAATCATCTTGGTCTGTTGGGTAGACTGGGCAATCAAATGTTCCAATATGCTTCTTTGAGAGGCATTGCGGCTCGTCGTGGATATGATTTTGGTATCCCACCATCAGACTTTGAAAATGAGTGGGATTCACATCAACTGTTTGAAACATTTGAACTTCCTCATTTGAAAAAGGAAAATATACGATTGTTGGATATGGGACATGCTCCAATCGTAAAAGAAGTTAAGTTTGAATACGATCAAAGATTGCATGATCAATGTCCTAATGATGTTTCTATTTGGGGATTCTTTCAAACTGAAAAATACTTTAAAGATATTGCAGATAGTGTCAAAGAAGATTTTACATTTAAAGATGAAATTTTATCCACATGCCAAGAAGCATTTGAATGGGACAATCCAGTATCACTACATGTAAGAAGAACTGATTATCTTCAGAACAGTGCAAATCATTATAATCTTGGACTTGATTATTATGAGAAATCTTTAGAGAACTTTGAAGGAAGAACTATTCTTGTATTTTCTGATGATCCTAAGTGGTGTTCTGAACAAAAAATATTTGATGATGATCGTTTCTGTATCTCTGAAGTTGGAGATAATCGATATGATCTATGTCTAATGTCAATGTGTAGATCTCATATTATTGCAAACTCATCCTTCTCTTGGTGGGGTGCTTGGTTGTCTGGATCTAGTGATGTGATTGCACCAAAGAAATGGTTTGGCCCACAGAATGATAATAAATCTCTAGAAGATTTGTTTCCAGATGGTTGGACAATTATTGATTCTGAATGACATGGATAAAAATAAATCAACTTTCAAACTGAAAGGAATTCCTCAGGTCTATTATATCAATCTTGATGATAAGGAAGACCGTCGCAAGTATATGGAGGACCAGTTTGAATATTGGGACATCAAAAATTATACAAGGATCTCAGCCTGCGATGGTCGTGAAGATGACCTTAGTGGTATTTTAACTGGTCGTTATCCAGAAAATATGATCTCAGGTGAGATTGGATGCACTACTTCACACCTGAAAGCACTTAAGCATTGGTTGGAAAACAGTGATGACAAATACCTCATTATGATGGAAGATGATTGTGATCTTGAGTGTGTTAAACATTGGGGATTTACTTGGAAGCAATTTGAATCTCAACTTCCATATGACTTTGATGTTGTTCAGTTAGCAATTATTAATCCACAGCAAGTTAGTGTAAGACTTCATAGAAGATTTGTGAATGATTTTTCTACGGCATGTTACATTATCACACGTCATCATGCACAGAAATTAGTAAATCTACATTGTAGAGGAGATAAGTTTAAATTAGATCAACGTGTCAAGCCCAGAGCAGTTGCAGATGACTTGATTTATAATTCAGGAAATACTTTTGCAATTCCTCTATTTCTTTATAAGATTGATCTGGGATCTGACATTCATGATATTCATATTGACATATTCCATAAAGGTAGTTATACTGGATTGTGGGAATTTTGGAGGACTTCTGCCCCATTGATTGAGGACTGGATGCCATACTTCGACTATGATCCTTTCTACGGCACTTTGCCACCAGAACAGAACGCTTGACAAGTCTTTAGGTTTCCTATATAATCTGTAAAGAAACATTACGGAGTGTAACATGACTGTAACAACTGAAGATGGTGGACGTACAAACATGTATGCCACTGAGCCCAGAATGTATATCTCTGAGACTGATGCAGAACGTTATGGTCTTGAGACATATGCCGAGCGAGCTGAGAAACTGAATGGACGCACTGCTATGGTTGGATTTGTTGCTGCTGTTGTCTCTTATGCTTTCAGTGGTAGCGTATTTTTCTTTGGTGTCTTCGGATTCTGATGACTGAATTTGTTTTTACCACGACAAGCATTGCATTTCTTGTTTTGCTTTGCTATACTATTGAAAACCTATCCGAAACCTATTGATGGAAACCTCTATTGCTGAACTCCTTACTTATTATGTAATTGGTGGTGCCCTTATCATAGGACCACCTGCAATCTTCCTGATCATTGCTATGATGGCAGCACTCCAAAATACGAAAGGACGTATGGTTGGATACAAAGACCACAAAATCTATGGTGATAGCTCTATCTACGATCCGTCATCAAAGTTGCCAACAGATCAAACCAAATTTTATCTTGAACTTGACACTTGAGACTTGACACAGTATCAAACTTTCTATATAATTACAACCAAATCTACGCAGAATAGATGACATACACTATTACACTCAAGACTACTGAAGGCGATCACACTATTTCGTGTGAGGACGATCAATACATTCTTGATGCTGCTGAAGAAGCAGGAGTTGATATCAATTACTCTTGCCGTGCTGGTGCATGTTCTTCCTGTGCTGGTAAAATTATCAGTGGAACCGTTGATCAAAGCGATCAATCGTTCTTGGATGATGATCAACTTGAAGCCGGTTTCCTACTTACATGTGTGTCTTATCCTACTTCTGATTGTGTAATCGAAACAGAACAAGAAGAGAACCTTTATTGATGACGGATCCCAATCAACTCTATGAAGACATGGAGAGATTGAATGCCCTTTACGAAGAACTCTGTTGGGCACATGATGATGAATTAGTATTCACTCATGAAAATGGCAGAGTCATTGTTTACAACAAAACACTGGAGCAAAACAAATGAACGAAAACGCAGAACGCATCAACGGTATGGCAGCAATGATCGGAGTGATCGCTGCTCTTGGAGCATATGCTCTGACAGGCCAAATCATCCCTGGTATTTGGTAAACCAAACCTCTTTACACAAAAGACATTTTATGTTATACTAAATAAATGGACGTAACGAATGTTACGTTTTACAACAGACTGGTGTTACTCAACTAATCTCTCATCAGTCTGTGTTATACTAATTTTAAC